GTTCACCAACATTGAGCTCGACGCCAAGGTTTTTCACCTGGAGTCGGACGAAAACCGACGGGTTTCGGTGGTGTTCGGCGCCAAAGCAGTCGGCGGGTACCAGCCAGTAATCGGCGAGACGTTCAATGTCACAGTTGTGCAGACTGAGGGCGAGATTACCCTGCCGGCCGGCGCTCCGTTTGTGTTCGAACACGCCACAACAGTCGCCGAATCTGGCGCCAAGATGACCCTAACAACCGTGCAGGCCACCGGCTCAAACCCGCTGGAAGTGTCGGCGCTGCGCGTGATGACCAACTACCCCGCGCTCTACGACAAATCAGCCGTGTACCTGGGCAATTTCGACTTCTTGGTGCGCAGCACGTTGTCGCCGTTTCGCTTTCTGTCCGTGTGGAATGAGCAGCGTGAGGAGGAAGTACGCCCTGCCTCCCTGGACAACATCAACTGCCTGTTTGTGGCGGCTGAAAAAGACGGCGTGTCGCCGGAAACCCTGCACGAACAAATCCAGCAACTGATCAAGAGGGCTGACAACTCTTACAAGTACCGCCGCGTTGAGATAGCAGAGGTAGAAATCCCGGTAACGGTCGAACTGAGCGTGCCCGACGTGTACGACAGTGAGGCCGTAAAAAAGCAGGCCAGTGAAATCATCCTGGCGCAATACGGCCGCGAGTCGGATTGGGCCAAGAAAGGATCGGGGCGCGTGCTGATTCGGAAAATCACCACGATGCTACAAAACGAGATTGTCGCCTGCCAGGCTGAGGAAGCCGACATTAAGGTGGACCTGGTTGATGAGGAAATCATCCTGCCCGAGAGCTACCGCTACATTTCGACCGCCAGCCTGGTGATCAATGTGGTGCCCCTGTGAATCCGTTACTCAACAGCTTTACGAACGGCGACTTAGAGGCCGACCTGCAGGCGCTGTTCATTCAGCTGTACAACGACACGCTGACCACTGTAGACGATGAGGTCAACGTCTACGGTGCGCCGCACTTGGGTTCGCTGGCACTGATTCAGCGCAACCTGGCTCAGGACGGAATATCGGTACTCAACAACGTCTCCGAGGATGGCCTGCGCTACCTGTTTCGCGCCTGGCGATACCAAAACCCGCAACGCGGTACCCACTTCCTGGAGACGTACCTGCGAGTACTGTTCGGGGACGTCTTCGAAATCAACCAGCTGTACCAAAAAAAGGACGTCCCTTACCCCGACCACCTGGTGACGATGGGCGACATTCTTGCGAGCGGTGGTTCGGAAAGTGACTACTTTTTGACCTCCAGGCTGCGCGTAGATTTGACCACAAGCGAGGTGCCTGAGCGCGTAATTAGCGCCCTTCGCACCGTGGTAGCGGCTCGTATGGTGCTTGAGGTTCGCATTGCTCAAAGCGCCAGATCTGATTTTGAAACGGCCTGTTCTGTGGGCATGCTCAATTTCTTTACCGCGTCCGGTGTGTCGTCCGGCCCCCCCGAGGGCGCACCTCCTGGTAACTGGCAGTACGACGATGTGGTGGTTTCCAAAGGAGGCTATGTCGTATCCAGTGGCGTGCAGGTACAAAGCACCCAGGCCTGACCTCGCGAAGATTTGCACCCCTGCGGGGGTGCATTCATTCCTAGACCAGGTATGGCTCGATGACCGTTTTCAATCCCACCATTACGCAGCAAGGCCTGGCAGCGGTGTTCAACGCCGAAGCCACTGGTACCGAGATGGTGCTGACCCACATGGCGTACGGCACCGCCGCCTATGACCCCATTGGCGACGAAACCGCCCTCCAGGCCGAGGTCAAGCGCGTGGCCATTGGTGGAGGCCAGCACATAGCGGATAACCAGATTCGGATATCCTCGATTTGGGAGAGCGATACCGACAGGGCTGATATTTCCGAGATTGGTTTTTACGCCGACTCGATCCTGTTTGCCGTAATCAGCCGCTCAACCGGTGGCCCTTTCCTGTACAAAACCCCCGGCTCTAACCTGATTTTCAGTTACGACTGGGTGCTCAACCTGATCCCGGTTGGCAGCATCACCTTTCTGGTGGACCCGGATGCAATGGCGCTGCTGGGGCACATGAACGACCCCAACGCTCACGCGCAATATCTGACCATTGCCGAGTTCCAGCAGCGCAGCAGCAAAAATAGCGTGCGCCTGGCTACTACAGCCGACCTGCCGAGCCTGTCCGGTTTGCTGGTTGTGGACGGCGTAAACACGGTCGTCGGCGATCGCGTGCTGGTGAAGAACCAGAACAGCGCCTTCATGAACGGTATTTACGTCGTGGCCTCGGGCGCGTGGTACCGAGCGGCTGATGCTGACTCGAACGCTAAAACGGCGTCCGGTTATAGCGTTCCCGTCGAGGAAGGCGTGGCCAACTTCGACAGTATCTGGCAGCTCACCACCAATAACCCGATCGCCCTGGGCACCACCAACCTGGTGTTCGAGGTTGTATCGGGTCCGTCTGGCGTCGAGCCAGGCACTTACACCCAGGTCACGGTTGATTCGCGGGGGCGTACCACGCACGGCGAAAACCCGACCACCCTGGACGGCTACGGCATCACCGATGCCCTGCCCATCGACGGTACTGCCGTGGCAGCCACCAAGCTGGAAACAGAGCGCACGGTGAGCGTATCCGGGGCGGCCACCGGCAGCGCGACGTTCGATGGCACCGACGATGCTGACATAGCAATCACGTTGGCCGACAGCGGTGTCGCCGCAGGTACCTATTCCACCGTCACCGTTGATGCCAAAGGTTTGGTAACCGGTGGCGACCAGTTGACAGGTGATGACCTGGGGCTGGGAACGGCCGCGTACCTTGATGCTCAAATCGATCTCCACGATGTAACGCCTAATGCGCTGATGAAGGTCGGAGCGTTCGGCTGGGGCGGTCCCGCCTATGCGGTCAGTGATGTTGACATCGGTGGCTTGAACGCGGAGACGGCCCTCTATTTCATCAGCAATGGCATAGGAGGGCCAGGAGGCGGGATCTATGAGGGTTGGGTTCGCGTCTCGGCGATTACACCAGGCCAATACGCCTTTCAGGAGATTTATGGGAATGCCGACCACACCCTACACCGTCGGGCCTTGACTGCAGGTGTTTGGGGCGAATGGGAAAGCACCTGGGACACCAGAAATCTTGTTAAACAAACCTATCCCCAAGATGACACCCCAGGTCATGTATTGCTCACGGGTGCTTATGGCATCGGTCACGGGGGGATTGTTCTTCCTGACGGCACTGATCTAAACACAATCACTACTGTGGGCATCTACCGGGTGAACACCAGCCCAAACATGCCTGCTGGCGGTCAATTCTCCCCCATGCTGGTTGCGGTCAGTCAGGACACCCTTTGGCAACAAATCATCGGCTACAACAGCGGTATAACCTATTCGCGTGGCGGTCTTCTGACCCCAGATGGATATGTATTCAGTGACTGGGCAACGAGTTGGAACACTAATAACTTCAACCCTGCTGAGTACCAACATGCACTGGGTTTCACTCCCGTGCAGGAAGGCGGCGGGGTGGGTCAGGACGGCAATAAAATCTACATTGGCTATAACAACGCCTCGGGCCAAATAAAAATACAGGTTGATGCGCAGGATTTCGGGCATCTCTGGACCCAATCCAATTTCGATCCCGATTCCATATTTTCGATGCCCGTCGGCGTGCCGTTTCCGTGGCCTACCGCCACGCCTCCCGCCAGATGCTTTGTCATGGCTGGCCAGCCGTTCGACGTAGCGGGCTTCCCGGCGTTGGCCGGCGTGTATCCCAACGGCATCGTGCCCGACATGCGCGGTGAATGGGTTCGCGGTTGCGACAATGGCCGTGGAATTGATCCAGGCCGCGCAATGCTAAGTCCGCAAACCGATGCGATGCAGCAAATCACTGGTGGGTACAACATGGCGAGCAATACGGGGGTTGGCACCGGTGCATATGGCGCGTTTGTGGGGGTGGCGGGCTCTGTCGCGTACGGAGAAGGCGGCATTATTACCGGCGATATAAGTATGATCTTAGACACTACGCGAGTTGTACGAAACGCTCATGAAACACGTCCGCGCAGCGTGGCGTTTAACTACATTTGCAGGGCGCACTGATGCCTACTTTAGTGAACGGTTTTTTTGACGAAAATGGCTGGATCGACGTTTACACCTACAGCGAAACCACCGCGGAATACCTTGGCCGACGGGCAACCTATGTCAGCGCCGGCTGCGGTCTGCCGGCGGGTGCCACGTTAGAGGAGCCGCCCGAAGCCGGTGACGGCGAGGTGGTCGTCTGGAGGGGTGACGCCTGGGCGGTGGTACCCGATAACCGTGGGCCGGCGTATCAGACGGCCGATGGCGTCGAAGTTGAACACAAGATGCCAGGCGAGTTGCCCCCTGAGCTGACCACCTTGCCGCGCCCGAGTGCGGCTCATTTCTGGGGTGATCTCGATTGGGTGCTGGATGCTGCCCTGGACCAGCAGCTTCAATGCCAGCAAGAGCAGACGTGGATCGAAAGCGAACTGCGTTTGGCGGGCCGAGAGATCGAAAAGCATCAGGATGCTTACCTGGGCGCGATCTGCACGGAATCCGCCTGGCGCACCTACCGCAATGAGCTGCGGGCCTGGCCTGCTAGCGACTTATTTCCTACCAAGGAGGGGCGCCCTGTAGCGCCTATCGCCTCCTAAATGCAACGAGGAGCCGGCTGACCGGAAAGTGGCGGCCTGAGCAGGCCTGTGATCGCGATACCGTGCGGGTATCAAGCGATCACAGGCCAACTCATGAGCAATAAACTCGGCGACCTCTACCCCTCTAAGCTGGCGTTTGCTGAATACCTGGCGCGCTGGTATCAGACCGTTTACGGCGATACTCAGGCCACTGAGGAGTTCGCACTGCGCGGCGTTTCTCAGTCCATCAAGCTGGTGGCCGGCCGCATGATTGATGACGTCCAGGCCATGCTCGAAAGCTACCAGCGTGACCAGCAGGGCGAGCACGGCAAAAACTCCAAGCTACCGATCGTGTTCCTCGCACTTGCGCGCGACTACACAACAACCGGCGGCGACTGGGGCGGCCGCCAAGTCTCCCGGCGCCTGGTGCGCCTGGAGGAAGGCGAGGACGCTTCGATTTACGGCCTGCGCATGGCCATGCACGACCTGCGCGCTCAGCTTGTGGTGATGGCGGCAGACGAAGGTAGCGCCCGCAGCCTGGCTGCGCAGCTGGGGCTGTTCGTGGGCGATATGGCCAACCGCCGATTTGTCGCCACGCATGAATTTGGCCAGTACAAAGTCCCCGCGCCGATCATGATCGAAAACCCCGACCTGATGTTCGGCTCTGCGGGTTCATCCAAGACAATGACGATCCTGCTCGCCGACTTGACGCTCAAAGTCACCATGCCCTACCTGGACGCTCCAAGGCCAGGCGAGGCGAACGATGGCACCGCCAATAACCCGCCAGGCTATCCAGTCGTCTCCAGCGTCACCGTCAAGCACATCGGCCTCGAACACGGCGGCCTTGTGGACGACAGTGGCGTTCACTGGGGCGAGCTTGAATGAACCTGTACTTGAGTGCATCCGGCGAGCAGCTGCCTGGGGACGTGGTGCAAGAGTGCATCCTGCGCAGCGACCTGGCGCCGGTTCCACGCACCATAGAGTTCACGGTGCGCCTCAAGGACGACCTGGAATCACGCCTATCCGCGGGCGCGTCGATATGGGGCGGTTATGAGCACCTGGAGTACACCATCGTTAAGCGCGAGCGTGCGCAGCCGAGCGGCGTAATTCAGGGCGCCGACGCCATGCAGGCGATGCGGTTTACGGCATTCCTGTCCAAGTGCAAGGCGATTGCCGAACCGCGCCCGCGCGCTGTGACGGGGCATAACACCTCACTGGGCAGCCTGTACCGCGCCTGCGGGGCAAGCGTCGTCATTCTCAATGACTTCAACGTGGCGCGCTTTGCGTGCGTGGCGGGTGACGTCCCGAGTATTGCCGTTGCCGTGGCGCTGCAAGAGGAAGGCGCCGCCATGGTGCTGCGCGAAGGCAGGCTATCGGTTGAGCGCTTGCACAACTTGATGAGTCAGACGCCGATGGACAGCATGGGGCAATTCGATTCATCCGCCGCGCATGACAGTGACCTGGCTGAGCAGCACGAAATCCCGATGTGTATCTCAGTGGACCCCGACGGCAACATCATCAAGGGCGACTTTTCGAAGTCCCGCAGCGCCCGGTTCATCCCTGGCAAGGATGCGCGCACCCTGCAAAACCTTTCTCATGTTCTGATCACCCGCAAGGTCGTTGACTCCCAGCTGGCGCAGCAGATCCGCGCCGGCGATATGGTGGATGTGGCCGGCCAGAAGCTCCTGGTTATCACCGCGGCGCATCGCTTTACGACCAATCAGGGGATTATCGACACCGGGTCGCGCTTCTGGCTGGGGAACATCTCGTAATGGCGCGCTGGCCAGCGGTTGTAACCGCCTACGCTGCCGATCCTCGCCAATGCGAGGTGTCTATTCCAGGCATCACCGAAGGCGGCAGCCTGCACGCTGAGATTGAGCAAAGCCTGGGCGATCGCAGCGAGAACACCGAAATCCGCATCAAGGCGGGCGATCGCGTGTGGGTCGATTTCCTGGCCAATGACACGCGCTACCCGATCATCACCGGCTTTCGCGCGAAGAACGTCGGCAACATGGTCGGCACTCGCCATTGGGAGCACGAAAACTTCACCCTGGACGCTGACGAGACGGTGCTGATCAAGGCTGGCCAGAGCATTCGCCTGGAAGCCGGCGCGTTCATTGAGCTGGTGGTGGGCGACAACCTGGTCAGGATCGACACCAGCACCATCGCGCAGGTGGCTGCACAACTGACTATCCAGGGTCCAGTCGCTCAAACCGGCGGCGACATGACCAGCGATGGCATCAGCGTGCAGGGCCACGTCCACATCGAGCAGGGCGACGGCTTGGCGGTCAGCCCGCCCCAGTAGCTCCCGGAAACATCAGCCGGCGGCCGCCTGTGGCGCCGGCACAATATCCAAAATCCAATGAGACTTTATTCATGGCTGACGTACTGTTCGACTTTGATAACCCCGGTGACGCTGAGCGCTCGCTCAAGAAAGTAGCTCAGGTCATGCAGCGAGCTGGCCAAGCCGTGGTGTCGCATAGCTTTGACCCAAAGCTGCGCCGCTCCTCGGGCGTCAATTACCGCCAGGCACTGCTGACCCTGGCCAGCGGTCAGCTCGTAACGCTCATGGTCAAGCAGACCGGCGACGTGTTTCGCGTGCTTCTCAATGGCGCCGCGCTTCCTATCAAGAATCAGGACAGCATCAAGGCACTCGGTGAGATTGCTGCAGCCGCAGAGCGCAATCAGGCCAAGTTCCAAGCCAGCCAGGCGCGCAAAAAGGTCGTGCTGCCAAAGGGTATCCGCACCGCGGCGCCGAAAATTGCCGAGGCCCTGGCTCAGCGAAACAGCGAGCTCGATGCCCTGATCAGCGAAAAGATTGTAGAGCGCAACGCCTTGAAGACCGAGCTGGGCGAGGCCCTGGACGCGGTGGGTGATGACGCTGGAAAGGCGGAAAGCGCCGAGCTCAAGCCCTGGGCCGGGGAGCACGCCGCGGCGCTGCAGTTGGCCGCGAGCATTGAAGCCGGCACCGCCCTGGATGCCGTCGATGACCTGGCCGCCGCTATCGCCAGCCTGCAGGTTGCGCTGGATACCGTGGAGAACAACGCGCCAATCAATGAGGCCGCTGGCCACGTTGAGCAAGCAGCGTTGGAGCGTGAGAGCGCTGAATCGTTTCGCAAGGCACTTGCGATTCTGGACGACGCCGCAAACGAGGAGTTCGAGCCCGCAGAAGGTCAAGAACAGCTGTTTGCGGCATGAATTGACCTAGTTTGAGCCTTGGGCGTTATGCAAGCATTCCCGGTTTAACCAGAGGATGCCCGTAATGCTCAAGATGCTCCCTCCCCTCTTGTTACTCGCAGCGGCCACCAACGCCTCGGCCGCCACCTATGACATCTGCGCTGAAGCTGGCTCCGTGACTCACAAGATCGCCCAGGCCCGTGACGATGGCATCCTGATGAGTAAATTCCTGATAGATGCTGCCGGCGATCAAGTACCTGACGCAGAACTGGAACGGTATTTTCTAAGAGTCGCCCAAATATATATCTATCAACCTCAAAGCGCGGACGAGCTCCGAGACGCCGCCGTGGAAGCCTGCAACGGGTGGTATTAGATGATCAGGTTTATCGAAAGGATGCCCGTAATGCTCAAGATGCTCCCTGCCCTCATGTTGATTGCTGCGGCCACCAGCGCCTCGGCTGCAAACACTACGACCACTCCTGCCGTACCCTCCATCGCTGACCGCTGTAAACAGCAGAATGACTGGATTTCGGAAATCGGCGACGCCCGTGACGGTGGCGTCATGATGAGTAGAGTGATGATGAGTAGAGCCGGTCGATTCGAAACCAACGTCAAGCAGGAGTTTTACTTTCAAGTGGTTGCACGCCTATACCTGAATCCTGATGAGAGTGGCGAATCGGTTGAAGCAGCCGCCGTTAACGGCTGTATCAAAAAAAGCAGCTAAATGGTCACGTAGCTGTACAAGCCTGCAATATCGTCCATCAGCTCGATAGCTGAGCTGATAGGCGACTGAGCCCCCGCAAACGCGCAAGCCGCGAACACCGCAATCTGACCATTGGTGATATCTGGTGCAATCCGGTACCGGGGGCCATGGTCGTCAAATCCGTCGTTCGTGACGGCGTTGTCTGGCGAATGCCGCGCCAGCTTATCAATCAAGTCGATGGTGTCCTGCGACGCTCGCCGGAAGTAATCGCCGATCGAATCACGCAGCCGCGCATCATTGAATCGCAAGTCAATTGCAGGCAGGTCCAGGTTCGTGACCATGCCGAAACCCTCCCTGCGTTTCTCAACTAACGGCCCCTCCTCCGCAATAATCAGCACGTCGTCGCGCTGATCGTACGCGCACACCAGTGTTATTCCCTTACCGCTATATCCAGCAATACTTACAAGAAATTTTGTGATGTTTGACATGGGTTTCGCCCTTTAAAAATGGCATTTTGCGTCATTTCGGAAAGCGTCATATGGTTGGCTTTCCGCGTATCGTATGATTGCGCTGGTAAAAATCAGATGATATAAATCGCCGCACACAAATTCCGCCCACCAGGTGAGCCCCATGCAAGAAGTCAAAACCTACCCGCTGCCGATCGCCCGCACCTACATTCGTCACTGGGGGCTGAAAGAATCTGCGCGCGAGCTGCTGCAGAACGCCCTGGACTACCTCAAGGGCCAAGACGAAGACGCGCCGCTTGAATTCGCCTTCACTGGCGACACGCTGACGATCACCAGTCGTTACGCCTCCCTGGCCGCCAGCACCCTGCTACTGGGCTGCGCATCCAAGGCGGACAATGCCGAGGCGATCGGTAGTTTCGGCGAGGGCTACAAGCTGGCCCTGCTGGTGCTGACTCGCGAAGGCTTCCCGGTGCGCGTGCTCAACGGCACCGTTGAATGGACACCGGTTTTCCACCACAGCGAGACGTTTGGCGAGGAAGTGCTGACCATTGAGGAGCGGCCGCTGGGCTACGACAATCAGGGCGTGACGTTTGTGATCGGCGGCCTGGACGACGGCGCGAAGGAACTGGTGCGTGGTACCTGCCTGCGCATGCAGCCCCTGATGCGCGACGTTATCGGTACCGAATACGGGCATATTCTGCCGAGCCGCCCCGGCAAGCTGTACGTCGGCGGCCTGTTCGTCTGTGACACGGAAATGAAGCACGGCTACGACGTGAACCCTGCACACCTGCAGTTGGAGCGCGATCGCCAAACCGTGAACGGTTTCAGCCTCAAGTTCCTGACTCGCGATATGTGGCTGGCGACAAAGCGCTGGGACGACGTTATCAGCATGCTCGAAGCCGAAGCCGTGGATGTATCGCTGATCGAGCACACCAAGGTTCCGGCTGAGCTGGCCGAACAGGCGGCTTACCGGTTTGAGGTCGTGAACGGCGGCGCCCTGCCCGTCACCAGTCAAGCTGCAGCAGACAAGTACCGGGATCGAGGCGTGGCCACCGCGTACACCCCGCGCGCGTTTGCCCATGTTGTGAGCCAGGCGCCGCGCTTTGCCGCCCGCCTTGCCGAGCCAGTCTCTGAATTGAGCCCCAAGCAGACCTTGGAAAACTGGCTGCAAGACAACAAGCGCTACCTGGCCCGCCTGCCGAAGGTGGCATTCAAGAAGCTGATCGCCCAGGCCGAAGCCTGGACCGCCGAGCGGGCTACTGACCGGACGTTCTTTTGATGATTTCCGTGCGCTTTAACGGCCTGACCAAATCAGTACGTTTCCGCGGCATCGAGAAGGCGGCAGGCTTTGCCCTGCGCCGCCGCTGGATCGTTCGGGTACAGCTCAAGTGCCGGGACAACCTCGGGCGTCCGGCGCGCGGCCTGGCTGAGTTCCAGCTACCGCGCGCCGAGCCTCTGAAAAACATCCGCTCCCTGGTGGATGGTCTGCTTACGGAGCTGGGTACCGAGGAGTTCCGGGAGTTCGAGCACGTTTCCGCGACATGGGTAGCCGTCTCGGAAAGGTAGCCAAAACCTCCCCTTTGCCCCCGTTTATCGTGGGGCATGAACGATAAATTCGCTGAAATCCAATCTGCAGCTAACGCCGGGGCCTTCGGGATCAACGGCTATGCGCTGCCCACCGCAGAGCAATGCCGTGCCGGCAACTATCGCAAAGGGCGCGTGAATCTCTACGGGCTCGATGTCGCCATTGAAACGCCGCAGGGTACCCGTCGCATGGGCAAGAGCGACGGCAAGCCCTGGAGC